CGAGAATCAATTAATAAACCAATATAGGGGAATGGCACTACATCCAGAGGTAGATGCCGCTGTAGAGGATATAGTTAATGAATCTATTGTTTCTGGTGAAGACAGAAAACCAATCAAACTAAATTTAGATTATGTCAATCTACCAGATACAATTAAGACAAAACTATATTTTGAATACAATCAAATATTAAAACTTTTAGACTTTACAAACAAATCACACGAAATTTTTAGAAGATGGTATATCGATAGCAAAATTTATTATTATAAGGAAATAGATAAACAAAATCCACAAAAAGGATTGGTTTCTTTAATTCCTATTGATCCAGTAAAGATCAAAAAAGTAAGAAAGATTGAAAAAGAAAGATCAAGAGTAGCAAATGGTCAAATTATACCATTTGTAAAAAAGATCGAAGAGTATTATGTTTATACAGACACCGACAAGGAAGCATTATATCCAACTACACCATCTGGGTATAAATTTAGTGTAGATTCAATTTCTTACTGTCATTCTGGAATTGTTGATGCTGTAACAAAACGAGTAGTTGGATATTTGCAAAAAGCAATTCGTCCATTGAACATGTTACGGCAAATTGAAGATGCGGTTGTAATCTATAGAATATCTCGCGCACCTGAACGTAGAATTTTCTATGTCGATGTTGGTAACTTACCAAAACAAAAAGCCGAGCAATATCTTAGAGAGATAATGAATCGGTATCGCAACAAATTAACTTATGATTCTGCTACCGGACAAATAAGAGATGACAGAAACCATCTTCATATGTTAGAAGATTTCTGGATGCCTAGAAGAGAAGGTGGTCGTGGTACTGAAATTACCACTCTAGATGGTGGTCAAAACTTGGGAGAAATGGAAGACGTTCTATATCTCCAAAAGAAACTCTATAGAGCACTAAACGTTCCTATCTCTCGTCTTGAATCTGAAACAGGATTCAATATGGGTAGATCAGCAGAAATAACAAGAGATGAAGTTAAGTTCTATAAGTTTATAGAAAGACTTCGTTTGAAATTTGCATCTCTGCTAACAGATCTTCTAAAAACACAAGTTATTCTCAAGGGAATAATGACTGAGGAAGAATGGAATAAAGTTCAACAAGATATTGCATTTAAATTCAACAAAGATTCATATTTTAACGAACTAAAAGAAAACGACATACTTCGTGACCGCTTAGAGATGCTAAATAATCTGTCGGTGTTTGTTGGAAGATATTACTCAGATGAATTCATCCGAAAGAATGTCTTAAAGCAAACAGACGAAGAGATTATTGAAATTAACGGTCAGATTGCTAAAGAACAGCAAGAAGCCTTAATCAAAACTGTGGAACAACAACAACAGATGTTGGCTTTGGGAATTCAACCACAACCAGAAGAAGGCGAACAACAATAATGACTCTTAGACCAGAATTCACTGCGCTTATCTCAGAAGACAAAGAAGCATTCAAAACCGAATTGACTTCTTTGATTCAAGTTAAGTTAACTGAAAAGATGGGTGAATTATACGTTAAAGAATGTGCATTGCTGTTCGAAAAGACTAAAGTTTTACCAAAGAAAAAAGAAGAAAAAGTAGAAATCCAAGAAAACACCGCAGTTGTTTATATGCCAATTGACGAGATCAATAACGCTATAAACACCAACAGAACTAACTGGATGGTTGCTAAGGATGGTTCTCAACTTGAAGTAACCCCACAAATGGCAAAATATTTGGCAGAACTTTACAAAACTCTAAATAATTCACATAAGGACAAGTTAGTAAACCTCATTCTTGAATCCGATCATGGATTTAAGAAAGCAGTAAAAACTGCGGAAAAGTTATACCGGAGATAAAAATGGACACCAATAACCTAATCAAAAGCGTAATTCAAGAAAACATCGTAGAAACCAAAAAGATCGCCCATGAACTTCTAATGCAGAAGTTATCCGAAAGACTTCAATCGAAGTTTGATGAGTACGCTCCCGCTAATTTCCTAGACGAGTCTGAAGAGGTTGAAGAACAACCAGATTCAGTAGAAGCCGAAAATGAAGAAGAAGAAATTGATGAGGAAATCAATTCTCGTCGTGCTGAACTAGCCTCTTTGTTGGAAAAGAAAAAGCACAAGAAAGAAAAAGAGGAAGAGGAGAAAGAGGAAGAAGACGAGGAAGAGAAGGAAATGGGTGAGTATGGACACGATGACGAGGAAATGGGTGAAGATGGACTTGTTTATGAAGACGAGTGCGAAGACTGCAAAGAACAAGAAAATGATGCAGAACAAATGAACAAGAAAGCCTTTGGTATCGCCGAAGGACTTGTTGGTAAACAACACAAACTAGATGTTGCTAAACCAAAGGGAAAACTTACTTCCGCTGATTTCAAGGCACTAAGAAGTAAAAGAAAAGGAAAGAAAAATTAATGAAACTCATTACAGAAACAATAGAAGATATTAATTACCTCGTAGAAGGCACAGGTGATAAAAAGTCCCTCTTTATTGAGGGAGTCTTTATGGTTTCTGATGAGGTAAATCGAAACGGTAGAGTCTATCCATATGATACTCTAAACAAAGAGGTTGGAAGATATATTACCGAATTCGTACATTGCAATCGTGCCTTTGGTGAACTTGGTCACCCATCGGGTCCAACTGTTAACTTGGATAGAGTTAGTCACAGAATCATTATGTTAGAGTTCCGTAAGAACAAAGTTTACGGAAAGGCTAAGATAATGGAAAATACTCCAATGGGTAAAATTGCATATGAACTAATTAACGAGGGAGCAAAACTTGGAGTTAGTTCTAGAGCAATGGGTTCATTGGTTGAACAAAATGGTAAGAAAATAGTTCAAGGTGATTTGATGCTTTCTGCTGTTGACATCGTTGCAGATCCATCTGCTCCCGGTGCATTTGTCAATGGAATCATGGAAGGCAAAGAATGGGTTTGGAACAATGGATCTTGGTTGGAAAAAGATCTAATTGAAGCCAAAAACATGATTAAGAAAACATCATCAAAAAATCTAGAGAAAAAAGCATTAACACTGTTTGAAACATTTATCAAAAATCTTTAATGCTTCGTTTTTCAAAATACATTTCTGAACAGCCTGTCTCTGGTGCAGAGGCGGCCGCGGCGGCCAGAGCAAGAACATCTGGAGTCGAAGATATAGATCTAGATGTGTCTTCTCCTGCAAATCAAGCAAGAAGATTGCAAGACATCAGAAGTGGTAGATTTGCATCAACAACAAATTTGTCTGCTGTAGAGAGATCGTTGATGCAGCCAAATCCACGCAATACACAAAATCGCAGGACTGGTAATGTAGTAATTGATCCAACAGAAAACCCAACTTTTTTTAATAACAACCCATTAGTAAATACAGCAAATTTAGGCAGATCTATTAATTCCCAGAGAAATAGAATTGAAGGAGGTTCAGAAGTAAATGTTCCTCCTATGTTAGATCCTTCCGTTTTAGGAAGACCCGCTGTTAGTGCCGCATTGGGAAGAGAGGGAAGAACTCCTACCCAATTTGCTGTTCCTCAAACAGTCGGAAACCAAGGAACTGGTTTTAGTGGTGTTGGTATAAGAGCACAAAATAGACAAGCCGCTGCTGCACGACTAGGACAAATTCAAACATCAAAAGGAATGGGTATAATGAGGACCCTACTTGGTGCTGTTGCTTCTTCGATGCAAAGACAAGACATTAAAGCAAGAAAATTTGGAGCGAGCGATAGAGCAATAGGTCTTGCATCAGCAGCGGTGAATACTATTGGACAAAGCAAAATAGCCCAACCACTCGGTGCTTTAGCAGGACGATTAGGCAGAATTCAACAAAGAGTTGCTGGTGCTATTCGTCCTAGTTATGGAGTGGCTACACCCACAACTCCAGCAGATGAAGCCCAAAGACAACAAGTACTACAAGGTGCTGCCATGAACGATGTTCGTCGCAGACAACAGCAAGCCGGTCTGTATACTTCTGTTGAAAAAGAAATGATACAACAAGCAGATACACAAAGAATTCAAAATAGAATTACACAAGACAGACTTGCCACGCAGGCTGGAACCTTTGAAACCCCAGAGCAAATAAGGGCAAGAATGTCAGGACGAACAACTACATTATCACCACAAACAATTGCTAGAGTGGGAGCAGCAGCAACCACTGTCGGAGCAAATCGAATAGTTCCAAATTAACTGTGACCATCAATACGGGCTCAAAAAACAACTTTTAATAAATATCAATAGTTCTAAAAAGGACAGGAAACTTATGGAAAAAAAATCAATGCCAACACATGCCGCTAATGGTGCAGCCCCAATGACTGCCGACGGCAAAACAGTACAATGGGACCCCTTCCAAAACTGGGATTCCGATGGTGCAAAAAATCAAGCAACCCTAAGACCCGCTAGCGTTCCACCAGGACCAGGCGGAGAAGCAGCCCCACAAGGTGCTGAAAAGGAAGAAAAGAAAAAGGAATCAATGGAAGAACATTTGAATGCTCTATTCAATGGTGAAACTCTGACTGAAGAATTCATGAACAAAGCAAAGACTATCTTTGAGGCCGCTGTTAACGAGCGCGTCAGTGAATTCAAGGAAGAAGTTCTCGCAGAAGCAGCAAACGTAGTTCAAGAGGAAGTCGAAAAGGCTGTTTCAGAACTTTCAGAGAGACTTGATGATTACCTCGGTTACGTTGTAGAGGAATGGATGGAAGAGAACAAACTAGCAGTAGAGAACGGCATTCGCACAGAGATTGCTGAAAACTTTATGGCCGGACTTAAGGAACTCTTCGAATCTCACTACATCGAAGTACCAGAGGAGAAGTACGATGTTATCGACGGACTCTTTGCTGAGAATGAGGAATTAGAATCAAACCTCAATGAGCAAATCCAAAAGAACATCGATCTCGAAAAAGAACTACTTGCTTATCAAGCAGGACAAGTTTTCTCACAAGTCGCTGACGGACTCAGCGATGTTGAAGTCGAGAAGTTTTCTTCTCTAGCCGAAGGTGTCGAATTCGAAAACCTAGAGCAATATGCAGAGAAACTTAACGTTCTCAAAGAAAATTACTTTGTAAACGCCCCAACCGTAAATAACCTCGTAGAAGAAACAACTGACAAGAAGATTGCACCAGAAACAGGCTCAAGCATGGGCGTTTACTTGAGCACTCTGGATCGTCTTGCCAAACAAAACAAACTCTAATTTCTAAACACAAACACTAAGGAGAATATAGAAATGGATTTTTCAACAAACTCATCATACGATGTGCTAACCGAGAAGTGGGAACCCCTACTTGCTCACGAAGCACTTCCACAAATCGGAGACAGCTACCGTAAGAAGGTAACTGCTGTCCTCTTAGAGAACCAAGAAAAGGCTCTCCGAGAGCAATACCTCACCGAGGCTCCAGCCAACGCAATGGGTGGTGGTGGTTTCTCTGTCACACAGGCTGCTGGTTCCGCAAACGCCAACCTTGCTGGTTATGATCCAATCCTAATCAGCCTCGTTCGTCGTTCTATGCCAAACCTCATTGCTTATGATATCGCCGGCGTTCAACCAATGACCGCTCCAACAGGCCTTATCTTTGCAATGCGTAGCAGATACGACGCCCAGAATGGTGCAGAAGCGCTCTTCCAAGAGGCTTATGCTAAGTTCGGTGGTAGCGGCAATACATCAAACGGTGCAGCATTCTCTGCAACTGGTGGTATTGATCCAGTCGGCGAAACCGCTGGTGATACCAAAGGCGCTCGTGGAACAACCTTCGACATCAATTCATTCCGTGGTCTTCTAACAGGAGTCGCAGAAGATCTAGGTGGTTCTGGTTCGCTTCCATTCCGTGAGATGGCATTCAGCATTGAGCGTATTGCTGTAGAAGCAAAGACTCGCGCTCTAAAGGCTGAGTACACCACAGAACTCGCACAAGACCTCAAGGCTGTTCACGGTCTTGATGCTGAGGGCGAACTCGCCAACATTCTCAGCACCGAGATTCTAAACGAAATCAACCGTGAGTTGATTACAACCATCTATCGTGTTGCTAAGTCTGGTTGTCAACAAGGTGATCTAAGCACCGCAGGTCGTTACAACCTCAACACCGACTCAGATGGTCGTTGGTCTGCTGAAAGATTCCGCGGCCTCATGTTCCAAATCGAGCGTGAGTGCAACGTAATTGCTAAGGAGACTCGTCGTGGAAAGGGTAACTTCATCATCTGCTCAAGCGACGTTGCAAGCGCCCTTACAATGGGTGGCTTCCTCAACCTCGCCCCAGCAATGACTGCTCAACTTGACGTTGATGACACCGGCAACACCTTTGCTGGCGTTCTAAACA